CGGCTGGAAGACCAACCCGGAGTATCAGGTTCAAGCCAACATGCTGAACCAGTACCTCTACGCCGAGTGGGTCACCACGATGATGGACCTCGACCTGGGCGACTGCGTGAAGTACAGCCTCGCAGGCGGTACCGGCGACCTCGTGGTCGACTGGGATCCGCACATGCCGATGGGCGGCGGCCACCAGCTCACCGCCAGAGATCCGCGCGACACCCTGCCGCTCAGACCGAGCTTCGGCCGAAGCAATCAGCTCTGGGAAGGCGTCTGCTTCCGCGAGGAGCACACGGTGAACGTGCTGCGCGGCATGTACCCGACCAAGCAGCATCTGTTCAAAGCCAGCCCCGACACGCTCCTCGGCCAGGTGATGGGCCGCTTCCGCACCGGCCTTTCTCGCCTGATCAGTCCAGCCGATCCGCTCGACTCGATTGCGTGGCCCGGCACGGCGGCGACGGTGAAGAAGGCGCGCGCCGGATCGATCGTCCTCTACCGCGCCTACTTCCGCGATCGCACGCGGAACCTGACGACGCAGCCGATTCCGATGGGCACGCCGGGCACCAACTGGGCCTACGTCGCGCAGCCGCAGGAGCCGCTCTACCCGCGCGGGCGCCTTTTGGTCGCCACCGAGGACGTGCTGATCTACGACGGGCCGAACACCTACTGGCACGGGATGTTCCCGTTCTGCCGTCTCAAGCTGTGGAGCGTGCCGTGGCAGTTCCTCGGCATTCCGCTCTTCAACGATCTCCTGCCGCTCCAGGACGCGATCAACGACACCGTCAACGACGTCCGCCTCGGGATCCGGCAGTGGACCAATCCCGACATCACCTACAACCGCACGGCGGTGTCGGAAGCGACGATGAAGCTGATGGATCCACGCAGACCCGGCAAGCGGGTCAAGGTGATGCCCGGCTTCGGTGATCCGTGGAAGAAGGAGGAAGGCCCGAACCCCGGCGTCATCCAGATGGCGATGGAGCTGTGGCAGCAGCTGACGCAGAAGTTCACCGACCTGGCCGGCACCGCGAACCTCTCCGCGCTCCTGCAGCTGCGCCAGATGCCCTCTGCCGACACCATCCAGAAGTACTACGAAGCGCTCACCCCCGAGATCCGGTCGGAAGCGCGCCAGGTGGAACTGTTCCTGCGCGACTTCTCGGAGATGGTCAAGATCAACTACTTCCAGTTCCTCAGTCAGCAGAAGCGCATTCAGCTGCTCGGGACCGGCGGCCAGATGCTCGACGAGTTCGACTTCGACCCCGACCAATTCGTGCCCTCCCTAAACCCCGGCGACCAGGGCTACACCCCGGAGCTGGACGCCGCGCTCACCACCCGCGACCAGCGCGCGCAGTGGTTCCACAAGCAGTTCATCTTCGTGGTCGCGCCCAACTCGGTCCTGGCGATGGATGCGACCGAGCGCAAGATGATGCGCGTCCAGCTCGCGCGCATGGGCTACTACGACTTCTGGAGCCTCCACGAAACCCTCGAAACCCCCAACGTCGGCGCGCCACCGGCCATCCCGCTGCCGCCGCTGCAGCCGCCGCCGCCCGATGCCCTGCAGCAGATGCTCGGCCAGATTCAGCAGATTCCCAACGGCCTCGCCCTGATGGCCACCGGGCAGGTGCCGCTGCCGCAATACCAGGATCCCGCCTCGGGCCGCACTTTCACGCTCGACCAGGGCTCAGGGCAGATCCTGGAGTTGCGCGTCCCGGTCACCGTCACCGAACGCCTCCAGGCCCAGGCCCAACTCGGCATCGGCCAGACGGTCAACCCCGCCGGCCGCAAGGCGACCGGTCAGGAGCCGCCGCAGCAGGAGGCCAAGAGCGATGGAGCCGGCGGCCAACGGCAAACCATCACCGAGTCCAAGAAGTAACGACGACGCGCTCGACCTGGAGCTGGTCCGGCGGCGTCGCGTCAACGTCCTGCTCGACATCACCCAGATGCTCATCGCCCTCTCGGTCACCGGCGTCACCCTCTACGTCTCCGGCAAGCTGGCCCTGAGCTTCGACAGTGCCGGCGGCACCGCCGCCAGCCTGCTCCTCAGCAACGCCTTCTTCCTGGTCATCGGCTTCTACTTCGGCCGCAGTCAGCGTCCTGGTCAGCGGGTCACCGATGTCAGCCGCGAGGAGCCGAAGGTCAACGGGAAACTCGGTTAGTGTGATGTCCCGACGGGCGCCCGATCGCTGGCGCTCGTTTTCTGTCAAAACAGCCCCTGGAAGCCCTGGAATCGTGTCGGGGCGCCCTCAAATGTCCCATTTCTGGACTGGATAGGGAGTGCGCCGAAGTGCGCGGCGCAGTGCCACTGGCGTGCTATGGCACTCTTCAGCGCGGGGGGACTTGACGAGTCAGGGATCTGCCCTGACGCTCAGGACGTGCCCGACAAGTCACTGGTCGCGACGCCGCCGCCGGTGCCGACTATGCTGGTCGGTCCGCAGCACCTGCTGGCGCGCGGCACGCCGGACTCCTCGGTCCCCTCGACGCCGCCGCCGGCACCGCCCGTGACGACGCGCTTCCTCGGGAAGGAACTGCCCGATCTGGTCCCGGCGGAACGGGCCGGCCTGAGCAGCTTCCTCGACCGCTGGCTCGGGCAGCAGCCGTCCTACGCGCCGCTCGGCCAGCTCCTGGTGTCGCTCTTCGGGTCGCGCCTGAACAACCGCGCCAACGCCTGGCTGCCAGCGCTCTACAGCAACGACCCGAGCGGCGACTTCGCGGTGAGCTATCTCAGGGAGCGCTACCCGAACCTCTTCACTGCGGTCCCGTCGGTCTCGACCGGTGTGCGCTTGATGCCCGAGGACATCATGGGCACGACCGACCGCTTCACCAAGGACATCAGCCTCGCGCCCAGCGAGCGGATGCTGCCCGCGACGCCGGGCGACGACTATCCCCAGGACGATCCGCTGAGCACACTGCGCCACGAACTCGGCCACGTCGCGGGCCTCAGTGATTACCGCCGTCCCGGCTTCCCCTCGGCCTACGACATCAGCCGCGCCTCGATGGCGCTGCATCAGGACATTCCGCTCCCGAAGGGGAAGAAGTAATGCCCCTCACCAGCAGCGGCCAGAAGGTTCTCAGCTCGATGCAGAAGACCTACGGCGCCCAGAAAGGCGAGCGGGTCTTTTATGCCTCGATCAACAAAGGCAAGGCCGGTAGCGGCAAGTGGCACCAGAAGGGCGCGATGAAAGGCGGCAGACGCTGATGGCTCTCTTCCCGATCGCGGGCGCCGCCAAGGCGCGCTCCCCCAAGAAGGCCAGCCTCCCTGCACAGGGCTCGACGCCCTCGGTGGCGACCGCCAGTCAGACAGTCAATAAACCGAAGGGCGGCGGCGCGATGTCGATGCCGCCTGCGCTCTCGCCCGACTACCGCGCCGAATCGGACTACCGCACGCTCTCTGACGCCGACGACATCAAGAGCGACTCGGGCCGCTTCACCGCCGCCCGCGCGCACGCGAGCAAGCAGATCACCAAGGCGCGGAACTTATTCGGAGGACGGCGCTGATGGCCTTCCCGACCAAATCGGTACCGATGGCTAAGGTCGCGCAGGGCAACGTGCCGATGATGCCGACCAGGGGCACCGTCGCCCCGACCGATCTCGACAAGAACACCACCGCCGTCAAGCCGGTGGGCAAACCGACCTCGATGACCAAACCGCGAGGGTTGGCGCGCGGAGGGCGCTACTGATGGCCTATCTGGGATTCCAGAAGCTGAAGGGCGAGCTGGCCGACAAGCCGGGGATTAAAAATCCTGGCGCGGTCGCCGCCAGTATCGGCCGCAAGAAGTACGGCGCCAGTAAGTTCAACAAAGCAGCCGCGAGTGGCCGGTCACTGCGCGGTGCCAAACCCCTGGGTCGATAAATGGCGGTGCAGGCCATCAGAGTCATCAGCATCACGTTCTCGGGCGACGTCGCCGCGACCGTCAACGCGAACGCGGCGACCAACGCGGCGAGTCCGGGGAAGATCGACATCATCACGATGTCTGCCGGCGATACCACGGTCACCCCGCCGACCGGCGGCTCGACGCCCGTCGCCGTGGCGATCATTCCGGCCTCGTGCAACACGGCGACGATCACCCTGAAGGGCATCGGGGCCGACACCGGTGTCGTGCTGCACAAGACCGATCCCTCGAACATCGCGCTGAACTCCCCGACGACGCCCTTCGTGCTGACCTGCAGCGGCACGGTGACCGGCTGCCGGCTGGTGTGGACCTAGGAGACCACTGATGGCCTTTCCGCCTGCGGGTTTTCCCGGCACCGGTCCGACACCAGGATCGACGGCGCTCGACGCGACGCCGCCGAGTCCGACGCCGATGTCGACGCCGCCAGCCGGCGCGCCGTTCTCGATGCGCGGCATCGCCGGCCAGATTCCCAGTCAGCAGATGCCGCCGGAGGTGTTGACCGGGATCACCCAGTCGGCGACGGCGGTCAACAGCGTGCTCGACAGCTGGGCGCGTATCACGCCCGACAAGGCGCCACAGCTGAACATGCTCAAGCAGATGCTCCAGTCGTATCTCGCGGACCTGATGGGCGCGGGAGGCG